TGATGATCCGGCTAAGGGGAATGTAAACGCACACCTTCAATACCGTCTAGCATGTCGGCAGTTTTCCATCCAGCCATCGCCATGTAAGAAAAGGCATCCGCCGATTCAGAAGCACTAAATTTCGTTTTAGCACCCATCTCTTTTGCTTTATCCGTCAGGCTTTTCAATTCATCCCCGGTAGCTCCGGATATTGCTGCCACATTGGACATAGACGATTCAAAGTTTGCTCCGGTTTTGATCGCCGCAGTTCCGATCCCCACTACAGCTGTTGCTGCTCCTCCGATGATCGCAGTTGTAGCTTTTAATGCAGTGGAAGCACAGGAACCAATTTTACTGATACCGTCCTGGAATCCAGAAGAATCTATGGAGGTATCAAATTTTAGTGTGCCATCATAGCCCAATGTTTTCACCTCACTTTAAGGGCAAACAATGGATTATCGGCTCATAATGGCACTACTTAATCTGTTGTCCGTATTTAATTTTCACTTCAAAAACATTAGAGCACTTTCGCCCTTTACAAGCTACTTGCACTCCCTTACACTCTGCCTCCTCAGTAAAGAAAAGAGGCATCCGATACCCACATGCAGGACAAACCACCTGGGTATACTTCTTTCTGTCTATTTTCAAACTATGCAGCCACCTCCTTATACCAATCCGGTAAGATCTCCGCCATGTAGCAGAGCTTCTGTCAGGAGTTCATTTGCCTCTCTTTCGGCATCCGGGATAGGAAGGGCGTGTACAGTCTGCATTTTCTTGTAGAACTCTCTCTGTTCCTTAGACATCGTGGAGGTTATGTTGATACTTCTATACCCCATGATCTTTACAAACTCCGTGTCCTCTCCCAGTGCCTTAAATAAAGCCCTGAACTTCCACCAGTGAAGATCCTCCACATCTTGTAAATCAATACCGTATTGCTCCAGGAAAGCCGCATAGATATAGTCATCGTCATATTCAAATGAGTATACTTGCTTTGATCCGCTTCCTCCGGATCCTGAGCGATCATTCTCGGTTTCTCTGCCGCATCTGTAAAACCAGATCATTTTTTCGACCGCTTCTGTCATGTTCTGTGGAATCTCCGGGTAATAAAGTTTTAACCCCTGAATAAGTTTCTGACGTTTTCCCACCTCATCGTCCTGCATGAGTAATTCAAACAGAATAGAAATGCGGAAATCGGAATTGATCCGATACTCCGCACCGTCTATTTCTACTGTTTCAGGAAGCACGTCCAGAATGATGTTAGCCATTGTTTACGGCATTAAAATTGTTTCTGTTCTGGTGCTTGTTTTTGCCACCTTTTCTCTGTTCAGCTCTTCTCTGCTGTCTGTTCTGTACTCTTCCAGATCCGTATTTTGCCGAAAGATCATCCATAAAGGTTTTCGCCTCTCCAGACAATGCAGTTACCTGGGCGAATCCCTCCATACGGATTCCCAGGTTATTGTTCTTGTGGAACACCTTCTCGGCTGTTCCGGCTCCAAACAGTTCATCGAAGTATTCATTTACGCAGGCACACTGATATCTCATTCCATCAGCCGTTGATAAGCCTTCATACGCATTAGGATCCTGGATCTTTTTCACGATCCATTTATTCAGATCCTCAAATTTTTCTACTACGTCTGCATCCATCAGATCCAGTTCAAGATCTACTCCGTTAATGGTAACTTTACTCATTTTTCTTTACCTCCTGAATTAAAAATCAGCAGCTCCCTACTCGGTAGCCGCTGTGAATGTTTTTGTCTCAGTATTAAATGTACCAAGGATCGGATCCCCAACTGCATTCAGGTTTCCTTTGACAACCTGCTTATTCTCTCCGGAATAATCAGATACCTCGCATGAAACGAGGAATTTTCTTGCTTCAAACTCGTTTGTTCCGGTTCCTTTGTTCCAAAGTTCAACTCTTACATATTCAAACTCTGCATCGGATCCGGTATAATGATTTCTTCCAACCATGTAAAGAGCGTCAACAGCTTTCTCCTCCTGGATGTGATCAGCTTCAAAAGGAAAGCTGGTTTCATATCCGGTCACGGAAGAAGAAGAACTCTTCTCGTTGACGTATTTCACAGATTCCGTCTGTGCTCCTGGGCTTTCGTCCAGGGTAGTAAATCCGGTTCCCATGAGTGCATACTCCGCTTTTTCAGTAGTGCCTACATTCAGGTAATCGGCAATCATGTGACGCATTACCGCTGTTCGTTTTGACATTCTTGTGCTACCTCCTTCTGGTAAATCAATCTTAACTGTATCTGGTATCTGGCGTTTCTCATGGATCCATCAAACATGTACCCATTGGAAAGCACTTCTATCTTCTCCGCATAGCAATTTTCCGGAAGATCCGGAAAAATCTCTTTACGGTTCTGATCCTCGATCCAATTTGCGAATTTCTCATAAAATGCGCTGTTCTGGATATTCTGGATCCGATCCATGGAGTAATACTCTCTGCTCCCAAAATTAAATTGATACTGCTTCACTTCGTCCCCATTGACGTAACGTTTGATAACAGGATCAAATACTCCGGTTTCGATCGTGTACTCCACGGCCTGATCCCCCAGGGCATCCACACGGAATACCCCATCTTGCAAAAGAGGGCATGTCGCAATATGTTCGACAATGCCCTCCAGGATTGAATCAGCCATGCTATCCTCCTATTTTCCTTGCACCTTCCAGGATCTCGGCTTTCTCAGCCACCTTCATTCGTTCAAACCACTTAGCTCCTCTATTCGGATCATAATCTCTCGTTTCGGAAGTGTCCCAGTATTGTTTTCTGGCGTATGGTGCAATATACTCCACAATTCCGCTTCCTACTGTGGTTCCCAGTTTTCCGGATTTCTCCAACGTTCCAGTTTGAAAAGGTACTCTGGGACTGCATCTCCGCAGCACCTCAGAATCAACGAATTTCTGCATCCGGGTAAACTTCTGGTTCGTTTTTGGAACAAATGAAGGATCCCACTTTAGTTCTGCTTTTCCGTTCTTTCCCTGGATGATAACGCCTTTCGGTGTCGTGATCTCCTTAAAAGCCACTAAGCACCACCTACCCTCCAGTGTTTTACGGCATCGGATCCCCTCAGGGTGTTGTCTGCATACTCAGTAACATGAACGATATCACGGTCATACTTAAAAAGATCCAGGAAGTCCCGGATCCGTGACGATGTGATAACTCCACTGCTGAAATCAAAATCATCAAACTTCCATTCTCCATTGTAGAAAATGGTTCCGGTAATGATGTAACAGCCTTTCTGTAACGTCCAATGTTTCTTAGCCTCTTCATCGTCTAGGAGCTTGTATTTGTCCTCTGAGATGTATGTCCGTGAATCCTGCACTCTGGCATTTACTGGGATCCTGATCCTAAAATGCAGATTCTCTTCACGTTCTGAGGCTGATCCTCCGGAAGATCTCGCATCCACGAATGATACCTCCGAAATGTTGGTAGGGATAAAAACCTCCCTCCGGGTTTCTTTGTCCAGACGAAGGTTAAAAATAGTGATGTCCTGGTTTGTAATCATACTTCCTTGACCTCCCTCTGTACGTTAAGCCAGTGCCGGACAGATAGATCTTCATGTCAGCGATCACTTCCTGACGCATATCTGATTCTTTCCCGGCATCGGCGTATGATACTGAATATCCATCGTTGCTCTCAGACTTCAATTCCTGGTTCCGGAGTTTTTGGTATGTGGAGTATTTCTCAACTGCACAGCATATCGCATCTTTCACGCAGTCAGGGATAACCTCCAGGCTCCTGATCCGTCCGAAGGTTATTGTATCTATCAGAGCCGTAGCCCATTTCAGATTCTGCTCAAAAGTGGTTTTGCTTGTCTCTGTACCTCTGTAGTCTTTGGAATAGTAATCATAGTCAACGTATGGCGTCCGTATAGTCTCGTCAGACATTTTTAATACACCTCCCGTAGATTTTCCCGTCTAAACAGGAAAGATCCTCTGAGGCTTATTTCTCAGCCTTAGAGGATGCCTTTGTGGATTTCTTTGATGCCGGAGCTGGTTCCGGATCCGGAGTTGTTGCCTGTTCTGCACCTGCAGAAGTGAGCTGAGCTTTCAGATCCTCGATCTCTTTCTCGGCCTCAGCGTTTTTCTTCTCCAGATCCTCGATCTTCTTATCTGCTTTTTCTGCATACTCGGAAGCCTCTTCCAGTTTTGCTTTCAGATCCTCGATCTCTTTCTCGGCCTCAGCCAGTTTTTCGCTCGGTTCTACGTGTTCATGGAGCACGTTACCGTCCATATCAGTGATCGTATACCCCAGAGCGATATATGTTTTCTTTTTTTCGTCCGGGATCTTGACCACTCTGTTTGCTTTTCTTGCTTTTAACATTGATTCTCCTTTCTACGGGAAAAGGAGCCTATTGGCTCCTCCCGTAACGTCCATCTTATGAATGTTTTGTGATGTTGAATGCGATCGCATCAACTTTGTTCGGAAGCAAGAATACGTCCTCGAAGGATTCCTCGAAGTATTCCCACTTACCCTCAGATCCGGCAGACGGTGGATCCAGCTGTGCGAATTCATAGTTTGTAGGTGTGATAACTGCCAGCGGATGAACCAGGCACATGTTGATCTGATCTGCCTGAGCATCAACTTCCCAGCCCTCTGTGAAGTCATATGCAGTTTTCATCATATCGGACGGTACGCTGTCCGGAATCTCCACTTCATCAATGGATGTGATCGCTCTCTTTAACGCCTCAGATCTCTTAGATACGTCAATGGTCTTGACGATAGCCTTTGCATTGGTAATGAGAGTACGAACATCCGGAGTAACGTAGAGAATACGTCCAGCTCTCGGAACACGTTTGTTGTCCATTGCAGTCATCATCTTATCGAATACATCAAGGACATTATCCGTTGTGAGGACTGTCTGATCTGCTGTCTTGCTCTTTGCAGTGTAATCCGCATACAGTTTGGAAATGAGATAGCAGTTCATTTCTGGGAACTTCTGCTCCTCATTGAACACTCTTGTAATGTTCGCAATGGAGGCTACCTGGTTTGTTTCCTGGATATCACGAGGATGAACCAAAGTGCTCCATGTTCTGTGGTTAGTTACCTGGAGTGGTGTCCAGGAGTTGTTGTAGTTACGTTTCTTCTGACCGATTGTGTCTCTGTCTCCGTCCACACGTCCGGTTGTAGTGATAGTCGGGATCTCAATCACGTTTGAGTTTACCCAGCGGTATCTTCCGTTGTTCGGTGTTGCAAAAAGAGCACCGAAGTAGAGTACATAAGGGAACTCCTGCTCCAGTGCCTGCTGATATTCTTTAGCATAATTTAAAGCTGCCATATTCTGTTATCCTCCTTAATTTTCTTTAGGCTGTCTTAATCTGTTAAAGCCCATGTTCAGGAATGGGTTCTGATTTCCTCCGGCTGGTGTTCCTCCGTTTGCTCCGGCAGAAAATCTCGGTGGATTTCCGCCCTGACCTCCGGCACCTGCTCCGGATCCTCCGTTGCCACCTTCAGCACCGGATCCAGCACCTCCATCCTTGTTTTCGGTTACGAATGCACCTTTGTAGTCCTCGTCCCCCATAAGGGAATCCATGAACTCTTTTGCTCCCAGGAATGTTCCGTTGTCATCCAACTGGAATTTCTTGGATCTCAGTTCGTCCAGTACGCCTTTTCTTGCGGCTTTTGATGTGAACTTATATCCAGAGAGGAACATATCCTCAGCGTGGGATCTGCTCTGAGCTGCCATCTGGTCTCTCAGTGCCTGAGTATCGGTGTTATACTTCTGTTCCCACTCAGAAACCTTTTTCTTGATTCCGTCAACGTCCTGATCCTCAAATGATTTAATCTGGGTGTTGGCATCTTCCAACTGCTTTTTCACTCCCTTAAGCTCAGTTTCTTTCGCATCGAATTTGTCCTTTGCGATATAACCGCCAGCTGACAGATCTACTATCTTGATGTTTTTATCTGCATCAATGGCAGCCTCCAGTTCCTCGGCAGTCATGGGAATGATCGCTCCGTTTTCGTCCTTCTTAAAAAGTTTCTTCAAAAAATCGTAAGCCATTGTCACTTACCTTCCTTTCTTCGCTGATTTCATTTAGATTCCGGTTCACTCCGGCTCTGCTATCGTGCATTTATATCCCGGCACGATGGGGAACCGAGTAGTTTATATGCCATACCTCCAGGGCAAAACAAAAGGATTGCCTTTTATTGACAATCCCTCTGCGTAAAGCATACCTGAGAGCTTCGTATAGCCTCATGTACACCTTTTATTCCATTGTGTGAGTATTTCTTCATTCTTACCGCTGATCGCCTATATCCGCCTCCTATTTAACCCATAGGTGGGAGATATCAGGATCACCGCCTTTCTACTCTTCTGTGAATATAACCCAGTCCTTAGCTGCCATATCTGTCTGAGATGGTGTCCATGGCACAAGCCCTTTCGGTGCATTTTCATTGTCGGTCACAAGCCCGGTAGTGACGATATAGACATACTGCTGAGTCATTTTGCTGTGTTCATCCGGGAACTGCATTTCAAGGTAAATCCCTTTTCCGTTCCAGCCTTTTCTTGCCACCTTAACGCCACGCTCCAGGAATTTGTACGCATCCCCGAATCCAAACGTAGCCTCTCCTCCAAGTTCCGGACAATTCTTACCATCCGCAAGAACCCATTCATCCGTTGCGATGTTTCCGAATGTGTAATCCGGAATCTGTGTCTCACGGATGTCCATATCAACGCCATCTTTTGTGTGCATGATGATTGTCTGTTTTTCCTTTGACCAGTACCAATAGCCAGCCCATGACGGCAGTTTTACCTTTTCTCCACGTTTCATCAATGCAAATGCTTCACTAAAATTCATGTGTGATTCCTCCTAATTTGATTTTTTATTCGCCCATACAGCCTTTTGAGCTGTGGATCTTCCAAAATTGACAATCTTCCCGTTGCTATCCTTGTACGCTACCACTTGGTTTCTGGCACTGTCGTAGTTCCGGTTGGTGTCATTACAGAAGTTTTTCAACTCCCTCTCTTTCTTTTTCAGCTTCACGCTCTCCGATGTGAAATCCTCCTGGATGCACTGGATCTGTACTTCACTTCGTGATTCCTGCATTGCCGCATCGTAACTGGAAAGAATACGTTTGATCTCTCGGATCTCTCTTTCATACGCTCTCTGAATCTGTGAACACTCATAATCTGTCAGCATATCGCCGTTGTATGAGTATTTCGCCCGGTCATATTCTGCCAGCCTCTCTTTTGAGTATGCCGGGCTTGATATTCCCGGCCAGTATGGATAGAAGCTGTGTCGGCAATTCCACCCACATAGTCCAGCTCCGGATCCGTATCCGGTAGAATCTACGAAATTCGGGTAATCTGGAGACGATCCGTGAATCTTAAAAACCCTCCCTTGCCACTCGGCATGAGAAGGTCTGGCTCCGGCATGGGCTGTGGTTTCGTAATATTCCACGTCCATGTCCTCAGCATATAGCTCTGTCAGCTTCCCGGCTGTCTGATTCAGTCCGGTTAATACAGATCTCCGGATCGCTACGTCAAGCTGTGATCTGTTCCCTTTCCCGTACAACACGTACCCACCATCTTTAGCAGCTTGTTTGATTGCCTCTCTGATCGCCTCATAGTACGAAAATCCGCCAGCAGTTGCTTTCATATAGGCAAGGTTGGTTGCCTCCAGATATAAGCCTCCAGTGGTGGATCCGGTTGTCATTGTCAGGTTGCGTATATTGCCATTCGTCTTTGCAATGGCAGCCTCTAACACCTGGTTCATTGCCGGAGATAATTTCAGGTCGATATCATAACCAGCTTTCAGAAGTGGTTGTGCATCATATCGCACTCCGGTTCGTGCAGAATCCTGAAAAAGTCTTTTTACCTCATTCTGCGACTTTCCGGATATCCTGGCAACGTCCTTCACGATGTCCTGCATCAGTTCTCCGTTCTCTCTGAGCTGTTTTACCTGCCATTTCGCACTATCCGTCATTTGTCCGGTCTTTACAATCCTACGGGCAATATCTTCTGCAATAGACTGATTCAGTGCGTCATACATGCCAAGCAGATAATCAGTGCATGAGTTCAGATACTCTGGTGTCAGCATGTGCCATTTTCCTGATCTTCCGGATCATTCCGGATATGATAAAAAGGGCATGTCCTTTTTATTTCATCCGTACACTCTGGGGGATCTGTTTCGCAGTCCCGGCACTGGTGGACGGACATAAGAAAATCCGGAACATTGTCCGGACTACCTATCATTGCCATATTCTCCTCCTACTCTTCCGGCGGATATGTGTTTTCCTCCGGGATGTATTCTTTTGCTTCCTCCTCGGTACAACCGAAGTACCACGCATAGAATTTCTCAACCTTTAATTTGCCAGCAAGCACCATAGACCATCGTCTCTGATACTCAACCTCTGTATCTTCCAGAACTCCATCCCCCCAGGAGCACAGCTTCTGGATCTCTCCAGCCGGAGTGATTCCGTACAGATCGCATAGCGTGTTCATAATTTCAATCAGACTATCTAATCCATTATCCCAGGCTTTCTGCATGTTGCTGACCGTTGTATAGGATCTCTGTTTTGACGCCTTGATCTCTGTAGCTGTCCGGTCAACCTGGTTTGGATTGGATAATGTCCCGTATGCAAGCCCACATAAAAACTCTACTCTCCTGAGCAATTCATCCAGCCCCTTGAACATGGAACTGTCTCTGATATCCGGGCTGTAAGGTTGGAGCATAGCGTTATTGTTCTTTCCTTCCATGTCGTAGGTACGGAATAATCGCTCACGTCCTCTCGGAAGGATCGGCTGTGCGTTCTTGTCAATATCAAAGATATCTTGTGAAGCATCAATGGCAGCCTCTTTCGCTTCATATTCCCAAAGGATCCGGGAATACTGGATATCTGCCTCCTGGATCACTTCAACTGCTCTGGAATAGGTCGATGCTCCCAGTGGGGAATGAGGATCAATGTTGTTCGCTCTCGGAACCTTTACATACAAAAAGAACGGTCTTTCGATCCCGTCCATTTCCGTTACCGGCTCCAGTCCAGCCCATTCTTCGATTGTCTCCAATGGAACCTCCTGCATGAATGGGTGCTCCACACTGATCTGATCGTCCTCGGTTGTCATCGTGTTTAGCCTCTCAGATCTGTATGCTTTATTTACTACTGTGTAGTGATCCCCCTCCAGGTTGTGATGCTCCAGGCGTGTATAGAGGTAATCTCCAACACGTTTAGAATCAATAAAGACAGCTCCCGTGATTTCTTTGTTGCTGTTGAATGCTGTTGGATAGAATCTGTTCGCCTGAATAAAATCCAACTGAATCTTGTCTGGTTTCCCGGTTAATGGATCCGATCCGGACACATACGGTTTTATCGCAATTCCTCCAAGCGCTCCCCACATTTCTACGATGTTGTCAAAATTGCTTAGGTAGTTCTGGAATTGATCGTTGAGGAAATCAGCTCTCGCACTTCCCTCCAACTTGAACTCAAACTCTGTCAGGATCAATCTGGAGAACTCCTCTGCGATTGCAGCCGGAAGGTTCATTGTCCTGGTGTCCGCTTCGCCTCCCATCCACGGGGGCTTATTTTCATACATTTGAAGCCATAAGGAAATAGCATTATCCATTACTCCGGATGTTGCTATCTGCACATTTAGCTTCCGTTCCAAATTCTGCTTCGGAAACATCTTTCCTACCACCCTCCTTAAAAAATCTGTAATAGCCAACTGTTTCCACCTCCTATGTGGCTTTCTTGATGTATTTGCCTATATCTCTTTCCCAGGTGTACTCGAAGGCATCCAGTGTATCTATATCGGACGTACCATCGTCCAGTCTTTCCAGATCAATATTCTTAGGGTTCCACACTGCCATGCTGACAGCTTCCTGGAATGTCTCACATTCCTCGGTATAATAAAGCCGCCCCATAGCAGTAAGGGCGGTTGTGGCGAATATTCGATCATTGATTTTTGATTTCAAAGCATTTACGACCTTGATAGTTGCAAGTCCATTTTTTAGCAATGCTGTTTTCAGTCCACGGATCAGAACCTGTTCTGCGGAATCTGCATATACCTTCGTGATATATCCATAATCTTTCAGGATCTCATTTACAAACTTCACAAACAGCTTACCAAGATCTTCCGGATCAATCTCCGCTACTCTCTTCTGGGTTTCCGGATCAATGGATCCCTCCAGATATCGTTTACTTTTCAAGACGATCAGTTTCTCAAATCCAACTGTCTCTCCGATTGCAACGAAAGAATGTCCAGATCCATTTCCGCCGAAGTCCACACCGATATTTATTCGTGCGAATCCGCCTTGTTTTGCCAATTTCTGGGCTTCTTTCTTAGGCATAAGGTATTTGTTATCCCTGGCTGCTATCGAAGTGGCTAATTTAGCGTAAATCAAGCCTTCTGCAATGCTTCGTTTTCCTTCAATATCCCGGATGTACCAGATACTTCCTGGATCGTATCGGCTGATGATCTCGTCAATACGTTCCTGGGTAATGTTGATATTGTCAAAAATGGTAAAGTGTTCGTAATTGTAACCACCTACCAGCGTTCCCTTCCGGTTCTTCTCCTCCCACTTATCCAGATAATCAACATAGATCGGAGCTTTCGGGTGCTCAGGGTTCAGATCCCAGAATATCTTGATCTTCTTAGCGGCTAACTGTCGGTTGAACGCCTCTTTTATGGTGTTATCGTGGTGCAAGTTGATCTCTGTAGCAATCCACATACCGTATGAGTTACCACGGATCTTCTTGTAACTGTCCGATGATTTACCACCAGCAAAAATAACTACCTTTTCTTCAAAGTTCGTGTATGGACCTCGAATAATCAGGCAGTCATTGTCTTTATACTTACTCCATCGGCATTGTCCCCGGAAGATATACTCAAGTCCAAAGCCGTTGGCATCGCCTATATTCAATTTTGCATTCGCCATCGTGGATCCGGTGGCAAGGTGGAATTTATCCGGAGCACGGCACAATTCATAAGCGAAAGCAATAACATTATCTACCGTCTTTCCGGCACGAACAGCACCCTCAGCGATATTGTAGGTGTTATAGTGACACTTCTTGATATAATCCAGATGTTTCTGACCGAAATTGTAAGTGATGGTCTTGATCGGCATACAAACTACACCATCATTCAGGATCTCTTCCCATGCGCTGTACCCGTGAATCAGAGCCAAGACATCTGAGATATCCTCGATCTCGACCGCCGCACCCTGTTCTTTCTGTTTCTCATACTCGAACATTTGCTCTTTCAGTGCAAGCTCCGGATTAAATCCGGCAGTATCTCGGATGAACTCCATCGCCCGGACATTCCCTTTCATGGCTTGTTGCATTGCACATACGTTGATCCAGTCAGCATACGTCCAATCGCAGTCCAGAAGTCCCAGACTTTGCATCTGGGCTTTCATCGCTGGTGTAATTTCCATGTTCAGAAGCTCTTGCATGGAGTTTTTCATGTTCTTTCTCCGCTTCTTAGCAGCTGCTGACGCAAGACCAGCTTTCCGTGCGTTGGCACGGCGTTGTTCCGGAGTTATATCCGTTCTGTTTTGTATTAAGTTTTCCTCATTTGACACATCACCACCTACCAACTTTTGTTATATTTCTGAGGAACGAAAAAGGCACCTCCGGGTGTCCGGAAATGCCTCTCATTTGCTTTTGTGTTCTATTGTGGGTGCAGGATCTCGGCTCCGCCTCCCTGCCGCCTCTCGGCTTTACATCACGCCTATGTTGATATCATCAAAAAGGGAAAGCTGTCTGTATGCAAGTGACTGATCCTCTTCTATGAAGAAATCTGCCTTTGTCTTGCCTTTCATTTTTCCCTGGCGTGTATGTACGTCATACGCATAATCAGGAATCGGAATGTTTTCATTTCTTGCCTCTTCCATGTAGGCGTTGATCTGATCGTCTGTGAGCCCTCTTTTCCGATCGTAAACGAAATTGGAAAGCACATCCGCATCTCTACTGTGTGGCTGAGTGCATAATAAAATGACCGCTTTGGAAATAAAGATTCTTCCTCCGAGCTGATCCCCTCTCTTTCCCTTGTTCACTATCTTGAATCCTTCGTACAGTGCCATGATCTCTTTTGTGATCGGGCCGTAGCAATCTTCCGCTGATACTGTCAGTAATCTCTTCCAACAATACTCGCTGTACTTTGGGAAAAGTTCCAGTGCAAAATATCCTGCACATCTGACGTCTCCTCTTCTGATTGCTTTCTGCAATGATGAAGATACTAAGTAAAAATCGTAGCCTCTCTGTGTTCTCAAATCATATCCCATATTCTGTTACCTACCTTTTCTTTTATTGTAGCGTACAGAAAAACCGATGTAAAGGCGTATACTGCATTTTAACGAAATGTTCACAAAACCTCGATTTTACGGTGTTTCCTGGTCTTTCAGGATCTCTTTTCTCCTTACTCCTGCCTGGTACATGAGCATATCGTTTTTTATCCCTTCCGGGATCTCTGCTCTCCTGATGATCCCCAAACATTTCTTTGTATTCTCATTGAACTTGATAATTTCCTGGAGTAGTGAAGCTTCATATGCGTCTGCAATAGCTGGCACATCCTTATCCAGGCAATGGCTACTCCAGTACGGATGCAGCCGATCAACGAATGTATGAGAAGGGTTTACTCTTGGATCCAGCACGAACAGCTCTCTCAATTCCTCATAGTCTACATCCATTTCAGAAGCGATAAAATAGAATTGCTGGCAAAAGGAAACTTTTGTTGCCAGAAAAGAGTTCTCCATGTATTTTGTTAATTCTGCCGTTCTACTGTCCGTTATCCTAAACTGGTGTCTGGCATCGTATACATGCTGTAAAACCTGGATGACTTCAATGCAAGCCTTTCTCTCTCCTCCCAGGATTGTAAAGTCGAAGCGAAAGTTGTTGCAATGTTGCGTACCTCCGTAGTATTCCGGACTGAATATGATTCTCTTTCCAGTTTTTACCCGGAGCTGTTCCGTGGTTCCTGGAGATACTGTGCTCTTAATCACGTAGATCTCCGCTTCATTCTCCATGATCGCATTTTTTACCTCTGAGGTATCGCATAGCACTCTCTCTTCCTTTCGGATCGGCGTGTCCACACAAATAAATGCAATATCGTAACGGACTCCGTAAGGAACTTCAATTTTGTTCTCTTCCGGTTTATATTTGTCTATGACGTCCGGGTGCAGCACTTCCAGTTCCTTCTCCAGGTTCTTCCCTACTACCCCGTGTCCAACTATCAGGATCCTCATTCTATCTCCTCACTTTCACTTTTGACTGATTGGTTTTGAAATTATGTTCGTAATATTTCCCCCACTTATTTTTCAGGTACTCTATGGTTTCATTCATGGTGCTTGAATTTTTATTCGTGTTGTTCCCTCCGCTGTTCTTGTCATACTGTGCTTTGGCTCTCATGTATTCCGGAACAATAATGATCCGGTTATTCAGAAGCTCGCTCAGCTGAAAATCTGTATCTGCCTTAAACCGGACATTTTCATCATATCTGGATTTTAATGATGCCTTATTGAACCAGCACACTAATCCGATCGTAGAGGAAAACCGGAACTCCTCATTATACTTGATAACGGATTCCTGCATCCTGATACTTGCAAACCCCAGGTTCAGATCGCTCAGGATCTGTCCGATCCGCACCAACTCGGCGTCTATGATGTCCGGATCCGGGATCTCTTCCATGTTGACTTTATTCACATAAGAAAAACGCTCGATGTCATCATCAATCTGTACGATAATGTCCTCGGGCGTATGGTCTATGATCCACTGTCTGATTTTTGGCAAGCTGTCTATTTCCTGATCCGGTGCAGCTAGTATCTTCCTTACTCCTGCATCCCGGTATAGCTGTTCTTCCGATTCTCTGACTACATAGGTGCAATCATTCAGAACCTTGTCTGTCTTTATGCAGTCATATCTTTTGTAGGATGGAACGTAGATCCCGAAGGTTTTATCCTTCTTCATCGCCTGCCCCTTCCTGGCTTTCCTCTTCCTGATCTGGAGATCCGGCATCCGCAGCACTCACTATCTGAGCTTTCATATTGTGATACCAGACAGCTCTTGCTTTCAATTTCTTTTTGGAACCCATCCGGACGATCGCACCATCTATTCCCAGGTTCCGGGTAAGCTCATTATAATCCAGCTCATTCTTGCAGACGATCAATACATAATTGTATTTCTCCAGGTTGATAAGCTCCATTTCTTTTTTCTTCCGCTCGTTCGGATCCAGCTCTTTCAGATCCAGGCCAAGATCTGTAGTCAGATCTGCTGTCCAGTCTGCCAGCAAGTCCAGATCCCACTCTCCGGCGTGTGTATTGTCCTTTATGTTGATAGCTCTCAGATCCGCCTCAGAATAGCCGATCAATCGCTTACATAGAACAATCCTATCCGGATCCTGAGCAGCCATTGTGGTTGCTCTCTGGTTGCCTCCAATGGCGTTATTATTTTCATCAATCAGGAATAAACCGAAATCTCCATACTGTTCTATGGATCTTTCCAGCTCTTCTTTCTTTTTCTTTTTGATCTTTCGTGGGTTCCCGAATCCGAACTTAATATCTCCTACTCGCATCTCCACTACTTCGATCCTCTTTTTGTTCGTTTCATCCATGCTATTGCACCACTCCTTTCCCATTCCGGCAATAAAAAAGACCGTATCATCCGATACGATCTCTTTGGAAGAATTATACGTCAGGGTAGAAACAATTCTGTGTATCATGCTTCCACGGATATCCCAGGCATCCGAAGATACCTGGGAATCATGGGAAAGAATGAGTACACCACAGCACCATGCAAATGCAAGCTCGGTTTCCCTTGCTTCACAATTTGCAGTTTATACTATATCATCGGCTGAAATGACAGTCAAAGGAAGAAAAACGGAAATTAGTCCCGGATCTCATATAAAACCATCGCATCCAGCCCAAAAAATAATGTGGTCAGATCGTTTCTTGCCTCTTTTGCGTCCTTCTGAATATTGCTGATATCTGTCTGGTAGATCTCAGCGATCTCTTTTGTTGTTTTCTTGGCGTCCTCCCTCTCCAGGTACATGTATTCGATCACAAACCATCGTCTGTGCATGACTTCCTGTGAAGAATTAAGACAGTTGCTTTTATACACCTCCAGCATCCGGTCAACATGTGCCATGATAAACTTCACGGCATTTACTCCCCTGAGCTGTCTGTGCAAAGTCTTGTCATCCTCGAACAATTTGAACTTCATAAGTACATCCAGGTTCACAAGTGTTTCATCGACTTCCTCTGCCTGTTCCAGAGTGACAACTGCCTGTTCTGCATAATCCTTCAACTTTGTGTAATTCTCCAGGAGCTTCTTAGTCCTGAAAAGAAGCCCTCTCCATTCCTGCTTTTTCTTTTGATTCTGCACGGTTATGTATTTAGATACGCCGTCCTCGACTGCTTTCTGGCAGAGTTCTTTCAACTCCTCCTCGCTCAGTCTCACTGTCTTTTGTTTTCCTGGTGTGTTTTTACCCATCTTACTACCTCCCTGGTGTCCGTTTCATTGACTTTTTTTGATCTTCATTTTATAATTTTAATCAGCGAATATTTTTAGAAGATCCTCTGTCTGCTGCATGGCACCAGGGGATTTTTATTTATAAGGCTTTCGTCAGGAATTGAATATCATTTGCCATCGGTGTGATCACCTTTCCATCTGGAAGTTCTACGATAGCTGTTGTAAAATTTCCAGGGGCAGCTTCAAACTCTTCATAGTCAGAGCCCCACTGGTGGAAATATCCTAACTCAAACTCGTAGAATTTTCCGTCCTTGAAATACCTTCCCTTACACTGTCTCATGGTTTGTCCCTCCCGTCATTCCAACTCTCAAGGCTTCGTTCAGGATCGCCGCAATCTCTGTGATCGGAACTGCTATCCCATAGTCCCTCTTTCGGTCATAGATACTGACTACTCCGGTTGATACAGCTGCTTTAATTCCTACATCCGTTGTTTCCTGCTTGATGATGCGTTTCTCTGCCTGAAATAGACCTTTTCCTCTGAACTTTGTATATACTCCCACAGTCTCTGCACTCACTCCATCAATCGGACCTTCTTTCGGATCCGTCACACGTCTGATTGTAAAATCTTTCATTACCCCTATTTCCTCCTGAATGTCTGTGCGTATTCACATGTTGCAAAATGCGATACATATCCGAATCCCTGAGCTTCCCCAGGATCGGTTACGATTGTTCCGGATGTTACTTCTCCGTTGGCAAGGACAATTCTGTCCTTACCACCATCTCTCCGGAAGTTTACGAAGTTTGGGTTGACTGGCATGCTCTTCCCGGATTTCATCCTCACGAATAGGATCCGTGCTCCGCACTTTCGACACTGTGAGAAATTGTCTGGTGCTTTCTCTCTTCTCATTCCGGCATACCCTCCTCTGGATCTTCATACTCATAACCTCCGTTGCCATCCGTGCTATCTGTAGCTTCCGTATCGCCTCCAGGAGCGTTTGTTTCCTCCTGGTCGGTAATTTCTTCATCTGCTGGCGTATCTGCCTGATTTTCGGCTTCCTCGGACTGATCCACTTCCTTAAATTCTGCATCAATTACACTGTTATCCTCCGGAAGTGCGTTTGATGGACCAGGAAGCATTGTACTTTCGTCCAGATCTGCTCCAGCTTTCAGGTTCTCTTCATAATCCGGATCGAAGAGGCTCTGCTGTCCTCCCTCATTGATGTATTTTAGGACGTATCGTTTTAGATCTTCATCCCATACCAGGTTCATTCCGGCGTCTTTCTTGCCATCCATGGAATCTTTTACCGGAACCGCAATGGAAACCTTATGTTTGATTACTGGCTTGTTAATCTCAATAGATCCTCCTTTTCCATCCGGAACCCAGTCCTGGCTCATTTGCAGATCTACTTTCAGAGTAATGCTTCCTTCATCGGAGTTATTTTTCTCCATACTCTTGAAAAGCCTTTGCATCAGCAGATCAAAATTCTCCCTGGCTGTGGCGAATACATCGCTTTCAATCCTCATTTCTTCGTAATTGTTCATTCTTTCGCTCCTTCCTGCCTATTTTGGCTCAATAGATCGTATGATTACCTCTACTCTTGGTGTCTCGGAGTAGAACTTCCGGCATTGGCAATCTACGATCTGTGTATCATCACGGTATGCCACCTGATTCAGCGAATCCGCTATGATCTTAACTACATTATCCATGTCCGGCTTCTTTGTCGGTCTGATCTCATTTGCCAGCATGGATGCCTTTTTCTTTTTTGATGCAGACTTAGGTATGGAATAGTACGCCATGATCCGCATGTCCAACATCGTGCCATCAGGGAACTTAAATTCCGGGTATGCAGCACTGTACTCCGTGCGTACCAGTGTTTCATAGTTCACGGTATCTTTCGGTGTGATTGCATGTCCGGTATTTCGGCAGAACCTTGGTCTGCCTTTTCCTTTCGGTTCTCCTCGTATCGTAAATCTTACTTCCATGTTTGCCTCCTACTTCGATGTGTCGGCGTTTGTCGCAAGATCTTTTGCATGTACGAAATAATCCAGAGAATTTCCTTTCCCTTTCTGGCGTTTATTCTGTCCCACATCGTACCCGTTTTTCGCCAGGATCTTAATCACTGTCAGGCGATCCTCCATGTTATAGATCCTCAGCTCTGCATCCCACTCCGGATCTGGCTCTTTCTCCGGTTCTTCCTCCGGGATAATGCCAGCCATCAGATTATTAAAATCTACGTTGGCTACTGCCGCAATCTTATAAAGTGTTGATGCCAGGATATCTGTTCTATCGTTTTCATAGCTCCAGATCTGGCTATCACTCTTTCCGATCAGTTCTCCGAACTGCCTCTGAGACAGTCCCATCTCTTCCCTGATCCGTTTGATGTTCTCTCCTAACTTTCCCATTCTCTACCTCACTGTAATAATTCTTTCATGTCATTGAATCGCTGTGCTGCTTCTATCTGCCGGAAGGATTTCCCCGGCATTTCAACCGGATAACATGTTTCAAAGATCCGGTCATAAACTCTTCTGTAGCGGATATCTGTAGTCTGAAGCATTTCCGACAACTCCAGGTTCGTTGTCAGGATCATTGGCTTATCTGTCCGGATCCGGCTGTCAATGACGTTGTATACCTTTTCCAGGGCATAATCTGTATTTCGCTCGGCTCCCAGATCATCAATGATAAGCAATGATGCACTGTTTAGAATCTGTATGTAGCTCGCTTCGTCTCCGGTTCCGATGTCCTGGAGGATCTTCACGAATGATGTCATAATCACTGTGATGTTTTGCTCCATCAGGGCGTTTGCAATACAAGCGGCAGTGAAGCTCTTTCCGGTTCCGACCGGACCGTATAGCAACAGTCCCTGGTTCTTTTCCTTCATTTCACGGAATTTCTTCACGTAATTTAGTGCCAGCTTGTATGCTTCCTGGTTCTCCTCCCTGACCTTATATCCAGAGAAATTTGCATCCCGGAACTTACTTGCCATCATGGAAGCATCTTTCAGGCGGTTAATAGCGTGCATCCGCTGTTCGTATTCATCTTTCTGCTTTTCCTTTTCGATCTCGTCAGATCTACACTTGCAAATGCAAGGCACAATCTTCTTGAATCCTGAGATCTCAATTTTGAACTGTTTCCGTTTGCCGCATACTCCGCATCGGATCAGACCATCTTCTCCAACGTAATCTCCCTCTTTGATCGGGCTTATCTCTTCCTGACTATGAGAGGGCAACATGCCTCCAACTTCCATTTCCAGTTATCCTCCTTCTGTCTACATGAACGGATTTTCGCCTTTCCTGAACGTTTTCACTGGCTCCTGGGTTCTATTATCCAGGAAGTCCGTAAATGGCATTGTATCGCTCAGGAACGTCTTTGGATGCTTTATGAACTTTGTCTCTGTCTTGTCTCTCTGGCACTGGTTCGCATAATTGGTTGCAGCTGTCAGCAACTCCGCATCCGAATATCCGTCATTCAATCTTGCCTGGTACTTCTTATAAGCGTTTCCTTTATCCACTTTTCTCGGATAGACCTTCCAGAACTCTTCAAAAGCTACTGCATACTCATTACGTTTCGTCTTTCCGGATCCTTCCGGCTTTTTCTCCGGTTCCGGATCCTGGCTCTTTTTCTTTCCGGCTCTATAATCTCGCATCCGTTCCGCATGTTTCGCTTTCTTCTGCTCATATGACGTATAGTAACTTCTCCAGTCCATCCAGTCATGCAGATATAAGGAGCCATTCTCTTGGTCGATCCATCCGCACTCAATCAAATTGTCAACGATATTTGAAATTGTACTCCGGTCGATCTCCAGGAATCCCGGACGGATCGCTTCCTCGATGTCCTCATGTTCGGCAGCTACAATCCGTCCACTCTCTTCTGCATTGTCAATTCCCCACAGCCAGAGGCGAATCAGGATCCCGATTGCCTCATTCTGGCTGATTCCGGATCTCTTAGCAAAATCCCTTAATTTACCTCCGATCAGCTTCTGATCCACCGTGATCCATGCCATCTCCTGCACCTCCATACTATAAACTCGCTGTCAGATCCCCGATCCCGATCGGCTTTGTCAGCACCTTGGTGTCTCTACACCAGATGCACTGCTCGCATCGGTCAGGTTTCGCTCCGTGATATTTCACTTGTAGGATCCTCGGCATCCGGCTTTCTATTACCTTCATCGCCTCTTTCAGGTAGTTGTCATGTATGTAGATCACTTCGATGTTCATTGCCTCTTCTTTGGAAATTCCGGCAATGTAGAACGGCAATCTCTTTCCGGTGTTCTGGTAAACGATCTCCTGGTAAATAGCTCCCTGGAGGTCATATCCCCAGTAGCGGACAAAATCCAGATACCCGATGTCCGGAACATATCCGAACTTTGTGAGTGACTGCATGTATTTCAGATCCACAATCGCTCTGCCCGGATGGTAGCTGTCCATTTTGATCTTCCACTTGGATCCAAACAGCTCTCCGGTCATTATGACCTGTTTTTCTCCAGACATGTATTCCTGGAAAAGCGGATCTCTCAAACTTCTTGCAATCGCCTTTTCTGCCTTTATGAAATTTGCTTTTAATTCTCCGTCCTGTCTGAACAACTCTGCATGTTCTTCTTTGAATTTATCCAGAGTACCCTCATAGAAGGAATCCACGTAGCTTCCTTCCAGGAGTGCTGTTCGATCCGGTTCTTTATATTTCCCACGAATCTTAGCCATCGCACACTCTTCACATCCCAGTTTGCCGTATGTTCCGGCAAAATCTTTGAACTGAGAAACTGACATGTACTCATAATTGGCTATGTCGGAGTAATAATTCTCCGATGTTAGCTGAAAGCCCATGAATTATACCTCCTCGTAGTCAATTCCCATTGCCTTAATGTACTCAATTACCTTCTGGTAATCCTCCGGGGATCCCGTGATTCTGATCGTCTGGCTCGGTTTCGGATCAAAAGGAATTTCCTGATCCTGAACTGGTTCCGGTGCCAGCTCAACGATTGGTTCCTGGATCGGAGTTGATGCTGTCGCACGGGCAAATGCCTCTCTTTCGATGTTGTCAATCGTCCTTCCGATGTCCGATTGCGGTCTTTCCGGATATCCGGATGTCTGAGCAGCCTCCTCCTGCTGATTCTGAGCTGCAAGTTCTGCTTCACGTTTCGCAAGCTCCTCCTGACGTCTGCGGCGTTCCTCTTCCTCACGTCTCTTTCTCTCTTCCTCTTCCTGCTGTCTTTTTAGGATGGCTGCTTCCTGTGCTCTCAGTTCCTGGACTTTCTGCATTGCATCCGCAAGTCTCAGGTTCGGTCTGTACGCATCCATGGCGTAAGATCTGAATTTCTCCTCGATGCCAGCCAAAACCTGCAGATCTGACCTGATTACATCCGCCCTGGCATCAATGGCAGTCTGCCATTCTGATTTCTTAGCTGTCGCATTTTCCCAGCGGTCATCATAAAGAGCGTTCTTGGCTTTATCTGCAATCTGCTGTTCGATCCCTTCAAATGCTTTCTGCATATATTCCAGGATCACAGCTCTTGCCTTTTTTCTTCTGGCATTTTCATACTCTGTCAGGCGTTCATCAATAACCGCAATCGGTTCCTGGATAATCGCCATCAGCTCTTTTGCCTGGGTTTCAATCAGCTCATATGGTTCCAAACACTTTTTCTTGATCTCGATCTTTCTGGCGTTTACAGACTTGGAAAGATTGTTTAACATTGCTCTGTCTTTCTTTGCCTGACCGATGTTTGAATCATCGTACTCCGTGGTCTTGTATACTTCCAGAGCGTTCGTGATCGCCTTTTTCAGATCTTCATAATTCCATGTTACTGTTCCTGGTGTCTGCTGTACTACTACCTGTAATTCATTCATTCCCATATCCTCCATTTACTTACTTGAATGGTAACTCGTTATCCGGAAAATCCTCCGGCATCATAAAGCCTTCCTCCGGCATGCTCTGTGGTGCTTCTTCTGCCGGGATCAGTTCTCTCTCCGGTGCTTTCCGGAAGTCCTGCGGTGTTACTGCCGGCTGTTGCTTCTGTTCGATCGTTTTCTTCCCGGCCGTCTGCCCCGGTGCAAAGGCATCAACCACATTATCTGATCCCGGAAGCTGTGCTGGCTGTCTGTTGGATCCTCCGGAGATCTGCTGATTCTCGAACTCAAATCCGGATCCCTCTTCATAAGCCTTAATCAGCTCTACTTTATCCAGGTTCAGATCTATCAGCTTACTCAGTCTGCGGATGACTGTTTTCTTGCACATTTCTCCAAATGATTCTTTCCATGCCTGGCTATTCGCCGCTTTTGAGTAGACATCTTTTGTATGCTGGATCTCTTCCACACTCATACTGTCATATTTAATGGTTCCATCTGCATACATTACTACCGCAAATGCTCCGATGATATTTTTGTTTGAGAATGGAACTGGCTTAAAGCTCAACTTCTGAACGCCTGCCTCCACTCCTTCATCGTAGACATCTCCTTCACGGACTACTTTTGCATAAATATCTTTGATCGGATCATCACTGAACCGCTTGCAAACCTTAATTTCACCTTTGTAGTCGGTCTGGAATGTCATTTCACCCTTATACGGGATCGCATAACATTCCCCGTTCAGGAAATCTAACCCCAGGTATGCTCCTTTTATCATACAGAGCACGATTGAATTGATATCAACCGTCTGGAGCTGTTCTCTTTTCTTGTAATCCTTCATCATGTCCCGGATCACCGTAATACAGTTCAGAGCGAATCTCTGCTGATTGAACCCAGGCGGCATAGCGTCTTTTTTCTCAGTCAGGGTTTTCATTAACTGGTTCTGGATCTGATCCAGGTACTGATCTGCTGTCATCTGTCCCATGTTTTCCTCCTTTAGGCTACTGCCATATTTATAAGTGAGATGGCTGTTACCGTGTTGCGAAAGTAGTAATTCTTAATTTCATCCTCCAGAAGCAGCGGTACATAATCCCTGCCCTTTCCGCGCCGATCACTCTTTCTAATCGTGTACTCCAGGATGATCTGATACTCTTCCTCGGTCAGCACATATCCTTGCTTTTCCATGTCCTCACGGACTTTCTTTGTTTCTGCTGTAATATCAAGCATCGTACTCCTCCTCTTCATCTTCGTAGAAGGATTCTCCCGGCTCGCAGAAAGCCTTATATTCAAGAAAGAGCACTACCGGGAAAATCAGTCTTTCACTCCCGATCGCCTTATATCCTCTCTCGGCATATGCCAGCTTGCATCCTCCGATCTGCATGATCGCCGCAATCGCAAGCATAGCTGATACTTTAACTAGCTTTCTCAATTCCGTTTACCTCCTTCACGAATACTCCAATGTCAATAGGTTTCTGATGTGCTATAGCGTCCATGAGTTCCTGATCGCTATGGATCCCGTACTCCTCGGACAGCTGTTTTTTTAATTTCTCAATTAGTTCCATCCGGTGTACCTCCATGTTTTTTCAAATACATCCTGAGTTCCATCACGTCATCCGCAAAATCGCTCAGGCATGCTACTATCTGTTTCAACTCTTCCTCCTCTCCAGGATCCAGCTTTCCATCACTGGCAATTCTGAGAAGTCCTTTCTTAATACTGTGTAACCGATCATCGTCTGCATGATTCAGGAGACTACAAGTAATCTGCTCAATCCCCCGGATCTTTGTTGCGATGTTCTGCCTCTTTCCAATAGGGCAATCATTTTTGCAATAGCAAGCCTCCAGTTCCGGTGCTCCGTAAAGGTCAGCCATTCTTACAACAACATCGGTCGGTACTGGTGTCAGTCCCAACTCATAATTGCTCAGGCTTGATACAGATACATTCAGCATCTCGGAAGCTCCCTCACGGCTACTCAGCCTATCATTGTATTTTGCAGCTTCTTTTCTACACTGAAAGTAGATACTTCCACCGCAATTCATACATTCTTTCTCCATGTTCTAACGTCCCTCCGTGAGTTACTATTTAATCATACAGTTGTGGTGTCACTGTCAGCGATCCCCAGGTAATCAGAAATCTTTTTGACTGCCGGAGCACTGTAGACACGCCCGTTCAAGATCGAACTGACATAGCTTCGGTTCATATCCAGCTCCTTAGCTAATGTTGTGGTTTTAAGATCACGGTTAATCATTTCGATCTTGGCGTTTTTGCACCACGCAGACAGCTTTTTTTCCATGAGTTCCCTCCTTTTCCTTCTTTACTTACCTAACATTTGTTGGTATGATAGAAGTGCTTTTTCAATTATTAAATTGATTATGTTTTGTTGTTTATGTTTGTTAGTATAGCTCACTGTAGTGAGTTTGTCAATGCCATAAACACTCTTTTAGTGAGTTTATTTTTAGGAGGATTTTATGTTCTACGATAATCTGAGAGCTGTTTGTGCAGAAAAAGGCACTACAGTGACTACTGTTTTAAAGGAATTACATATGAGTACCGGAAGCACCGGAAAATGGAAAGAAGGATCCATTCCAAAGATTGATACTGTCATGCAGCTTGCAGAGCATTTGGACGTATCTCTGGATTATCTGGTATATGGGAGAAAGCTTTATACTGAGGTTTCCGGTCTGGATCCTGAATGGATTGAGATCATCACGCACATTCCGGACGATAAACAGGAAATGTGTAAAGACTTTCTCCGTACTCATATGGTTATTCCGGAAAAGTACGCAGATCGTAAAAGGGGATAATATCATTACCATATTTTACATGGCGAAGAAATCATTACCATGACACTTAATACATAGCGAGGAAGATGAAAATGGATTCAAAGAAAAACCGCATCGGTAATATATCCGATTTATTATCCGATAAGCTGCATACTGAAAATATGGACCGCTGGTTGGACTTTCGCACCCTTGGTTCCCCTTCTGGGTTTTCTACTGTTGACTTCTGGGAATGGTACGCATCGTACTCTATTGATTCTTCTGTACGTGGTGCCTTAGCGGAGTTCCTTGTGATGAAAGCTCTTGGTATAGAGCAGCGGCGTAGCCACTGGGGAAAATGTGATCTTGTATCAGGCTCTTTTTCTTTCGAGATAAAATCATCAGCTAAGATCACATGCAAGCATCCAGAAAGTGGTGCCATTTCTGAAAACAAACGGATTGTTTTTGATATTGCAGATAGACACCATCATATTACCGGAGATTCTTGGAGTGAAAGGGAACGATGTTCGGACATGTACATTTTCTGCTTTCTCTGTGATCTTCCAGTAACAAATACTGATAATTGGGAATTTTATCCAGTTCTTACCAGTGATATTAACGCCTCTTTCGGACACGCAAAAACTGTTTCTCTTTCCAGGATAAGAGAGCTTTCGGATCCGGTATCTTTTCAGGATCTCAGAACAACTGTAAATAAAATATCTGGAGGTGTACTTATGAGCAGCACTGAAACTCAGGAAGAAAAAGAACGCCAGGAGCAAGTCCAGGAATTGCAACGGCTACTGGCTTGTTATCAGGTCGCAAGCCGTGATGACAAAAATGTAGTATGGGCGGCACTGAATAAATACATGCCGTATGTGAACTAAGTATAGCCCCGTGGAGGGGCTATTTCTTTTTGATGGAGGAATTATGAAGAAAAACTTTAAGATGCCCGGATCGGGCTCAGAAACGCCTATCCGGGTGGCGATTTACGTCCGTGTTTCCACGGTCTACCAGATAGATAAAGATTCATTGCCAATGATGAAACAGGATCTCACTTCTTACTGCAAGTATATCCTGAATACAGATGACTTTGTGATTTTTGAGGATGCCGGATATTCCGGAAAGAATACCGACCGTCCGGCATATCAGAAAATGATGTCACAGATCCGGCAAGGTCTTTTTACTCACTTACTGGTCTGGAAGATCGACCGAATCTCCAGGAACCTTCTGGACTTTGCGAATATGTATGCAGAATTGAAGGATCTTGGTGTCACGTTCGTGTCTAAAAACGAGCAATTTGACACCAGTACAGCTATCGGAGAAGCTATGTTGAAGATCATCCTAGTATTTGCAGAGCTGGAACGTAACATGACATCAGAACGTGTTACAGCAACTATGATTAACCGTGCCTCTAATGGTGTATGGAATGGTGGGCGTATTCCGTATGGTTACTCTTATGACAAGCCTACTCAGGTATTCTCTATTGATCCGGAGGAAAACAAAATCTACAACTTCATGGTAGAAACCTACGAAGATACACAATCCATTGTACATACTTCCAGGAGGCTGAATGAGGCTGGATATCGTTCCAGAAACGGAAATATGTGGAGCCCGGTGGCAGTGTGGACTATTTTACGGAATCCGTGGTATAAAGGCGTGTATCGGTACAACTATTACAAGATTCCAGGAAGAAAAGCGATTAAGGACGAATCGGAGTGGGTTATCGTAGAAAACCACCACCCGGCTTCCATTGATTCGGATCGGTTCGATCGGATCCAAGCTACCCTTGATAAGAATGCCCGGTATCGGAATACCCCAGGAAGAAAGACGGCTCAGAAGAATGTTCACGTATTCTCCGGACTTGTCTGGTGTGCAGAGTGCGGATCCGCTTTTACTGCTTCTCCAGGCAAGCTCCACGTCTCCGGATATCGTCCGTCAAAATACGGATGCCCGAATGTCCGGAAAACGAAAACTTGCCATGCAAAATATACTTCGGATGTTGTCCTGGGCGAGTTCCTTCTGAACTACATCCTGAATATCCTGAATGCTCAGAAGCAGTTTGCTTACATCCATTCCACGGATGATCTCCAGAAGCGCTTGCTACATGGCAGCACTTTTTCTAATGTCGATCATGTAGATCCTGACGGGTTGGCGTCTCTTCTCAATATGCTGGAGAAATGTTCCGGAAGTGATCCGGTACTCTTGAAGCGTCCACGATCAAAACCTAAGATGGATCCGGAGTTAAAACGCATGATGGCAGATCAGAAGAAACAGCAACGTGCTCTGGATCGTCTGAATGATCTGTACCTCTACAGCGATGATTCTATATCTGAACGTGAATACCTTGTCCGGAAGCAACAGATCACAGATCGGCTCCAGGAGATCAACGAGGCTATTGGCATGATGTCTCAGGAACCATGGATGCGTACCATGAACGATGAAGAATTTATCCGCCAGGCATCTTCCTTCATCCTGACGCAGAAGTTGGCAGATAAACAGTACATCTACTATGAAAATCTGGCTGAATCACTGGATCCGGAGATCCTGAAAAACTTCTTTGTCTCAATTCTGGATTCTATCATCCTGAGAGACGGGCGTCCGGAAACGGTTGTGTTCCGCAATGGGCTGTCCCATACATTCACTTATAAGGATTCTTGATGCAAAAATACCCAGGAGCATTTACACTCCTGGGTTTCTCCTTGTCCCATTATTTACTTTTTCCTGATTTCTGGGATAACCTCACATTTGTTAGATTTGGAGGCTACACAATCATCATAGCATCCCCCATGTAGAGGGCGTGCCTTCATTTCACTACTTATGTACCGCTACTTTGTAGCTCCTTCTTCCTATTATAATAACCGACTTTACGCCAGTTGGCAAGTCAGTAGTTTACTTTTCTTCCGCAGGTGCAAATAACTCACTTGTTCCGTCCAGAACTCGCTTCTCCTCATCCATCTCAAAGAACCACCCAAACAATTTGAGGGCTTCATACCCTTTCAGCAGTTTATCCGCCTTTTCTTTGGCGTAGCGTCCGCTATAATCATAGGTTTCTCCTACCGTATTCATCGACCCATGCAGAAACACAAGCATTTGATGTGTGATGCTCAATCCTTGGAACGTCTCAGTTGCCTGCTTTCTCTCTTCTTCGCTGTACTTCCACTCATCGTCCTCCAGGAAAAAGCCTCTCGCAATCGAACCGTACAGACCGTAACCAATCAGCACAAGGGCTTCCCAGATTTTTTCTCTCGCTGCGTTTTCGTCCTTAAGAGCCGGGATTTTTCCAGAAATAATTCCGGAGATAAAATCTTTTCTTCTGGCAGCACTTCCTTTCAGAATTTCCTTTACCTCTTTTGACTTTCTATCCTGCTCTTTCTTCGCCAGCTCTTCTTTTGTCAGCTTCTTCTTTTCCTTCGGAGCTTTCGTAACGATTCTCAAATCTCGCCATGTCTCATACCAGTACATCTGCCCTTTCTGCTCTGGCAGTTCAATCTCATCCGGCACATCGTCTGTCAAGTTAATCTCTATCACCGTTTTCCACTTTCCATTGTACATCTGCTTGGAATACTGCTCCGGTGCTTTCTCTACTCCCATCTTTTTCAGCTTCGTTTTGAGCTTCTTTGCGTTCTCTTTCTTCTTAGCATTTGTAATCTCGTTCTGAACCCGGCTCACAATATCTCTGGAGCTGCTGGCCTTATCCAGAATCTCATTTCGCATTTCTACATCCTTGATTTTCTCCAGTTCGTACAGGTCTTTCAATGTGAGCTGAAAAGCATCGTCCTGCTGCTTCTCTTTCAATTTCTCCTGGTCCAGCTTCGCAATATTCAGCCTATGCCGGACGGTTGATTTACTGAATCCGGTCTTTTCTGCAATCTGTTCTTCCGTATCTCCCAAATCGAGCATCATCTGGAATCCCTGGGCCTGTTCCTGGATGGTAAGGTCTTCACGTTGAATATTCTCCAACAGCATGATACCTACTTGCTCTTTACGGGAAATCTTGCTTCTAATCTGGCATGGAACTTCTACCAGGCCTGCTAATTTTGCCGCCTCCAGTCTTCTATGTCCTATCAGTGCATGGAAATCACTGATTACCGAAACCTTATCAGCATCCGGCTGATCTTCCGGGTCTGCTGTCAATGCACTCGCCGGAATAACCGTCAAATTCTGCATGACTCCATGCTTTTTCATTGATTCTGCCAACTCTGTCACATCTCCGAGGTCTTTTCTCGGATTATCCGGATGCGGATATATATTCTCCACTCTGATTTTTACAACTTCACTGCTCTCCATTACTTTTCCTCCTTTTTCTTTTCAAATTTCAGACCCAGCTTTTTCCCGTCTTCCAGAATCCTCTGCATCTCTGCCTCATACTCTCCAGCACTCCGCACCGGTGCAAACGTCATTCTAGTGCCGCTCTTTGTTGGTTTTCCCATTTTCTGCAGTACCGCACCTTTTGTCTGGAGTTCATCCAGTCTGATGCTGATGACTGCAATCTGATAGAATCTCTCTTTCTCATCGAACAGCTTTTTTGTCATCCCCGGAAACATCGTCTGATATTTCATGATTGTGATCTTGTGTTCCATCATCGCCCTCCTTCACATTACTCCGCCGGGAACTCATACACGATATTCTTCTTGTACATTGCCGGTCTTGTTGCCTGGGCCGCAGTGTCGAAGAACTCAACCGTATAACATTCATTTTCATATGCTCCGCAGAAATCTTTCAGCACCTGCAAGCACCGTTCCTTTGTCTGATACTCTGCAATCTCTTCCAGACAACCATCAGATATGCAAATTGTGTGTCTGACGGTTTCCTTCTTTCCCTTGTGGTTTACCTGTTCTGAATATTCCAGGGCGTTAAAGGCTCTTCCGAACCACAACACCTTCTCTTTATTCTGGCTTACAATCAGCATCTTTCCCTTCCTCCCGCTCCCAGAACTCATTTACAACTTCCTGCACTACTGCATATTCCAGATCGCCGTTATTCTCCAGCATTCTATCCTCTAACTTCTCAGAAATAGAAACAAACACCTGCTCCGGAAATTCATCTGTATCCTCTCCTGCCGCAGCACACACATCTTTTCCCCATTGCACTTTTTCAGACTTTTTTCTTTCCTCGTATTCATATTCTACATACGCATCCGCAAGGTCCAGAACCACATTCAGTTTATTGTTATCCGGCTCATCCTGGAACATATCTTCCAACTCTCTCATAAACTCTTCTCTATCCATTTTCTCACGCCCTTTCATTCCATTTTTCTCTTGCCTCTTTCTGCGCAAGCTCCTTCTGCCCGTTCCAGTCCTTCACTGATACATGAGGTCCGAGACTTCCGCACTTCGAGCAACAAACTTTATAACCGTTGTTACCCATCCTACGGATTCCCACTCTTCTATCTCTGCAACCGCAGAACGGGCATGGTTCCAGCTTTACCAAATTATTCTCCATGACTCCTCCTGTCTGCCCTTAATTTTCTCCGGCACATCTTCTTGTGCTGCCACATCCCTGCAGAACCGCTCCGAACAACTGAAATCCGTAAATGAACCCCTGCATTTCTGACTCTATCGCCACATCGTATACCGCAGACGTTATCGCCGTATCAGCTTTCGCACCCGGAACCTGTGCTTCCATAACCGCTCTCAGCCGTTCGTAGGCCTGCGTCAGTTCCGGAATTTCCCGGTTTTCGCCCTTCGGACCAGTAATAAACTGATTGAACAGTTCCCGGACGTCCTTATATCCGTTCTCCGCATCCTCCACCAGTTTCTGACCGCTTACCCGGCAACGAAGCTCTTTTTCCATCTTCTCAATGCCGGTCTTCTTTTTACCGTAGCATCTATCTCTTTTCATTCTCGTCAGATAGAGCTTGCAGGCTTTTTCAGTCAGTTCCCACATCGGGTACTCCTGGTGTCTTGCCTTGAACTGTGCCATTTTGAACTCTGTCTGCTCCATCGGTTCCAGCTCCACGATAAGCTGTGCGATTCTGCGATATGTAACCGAGTGATATTCCTGGAACATATCCGCCACCTCCCGGCTTGTCATGATGGTTTTTCCAACCTCTACCGGCTTCTCTTCCTCACATACATCCACCACTGCCATCTGTGAGATAATCTTCTTTACATCGTCCATCAATTCTACGATCTGCTCGCTTCTCTTCATAACCTGCCAGCTCCTTTCTTCAAAGCACATAACGTACAACACGCTCCGTCGAGTTTGCTATGGCAAATCACGCCTGCATCCTCCGGTCTTTTCCAGCAAAGTGCTCCACATACCGGGCAACGCACCTTTTCCCATCCTTCCTTTCCTTCCGGCACACTGGCTAACAACGGCATACACAGCCAACCGCCTCTGTCCGATTCTTTCCTCGGTTCAATCTTCATACCGCTTTTCCCCCTCTCTCATCCAATAATTTTTTCAGCTCTTTTACAACCGGATGCCAGCTTCTGGTTCCTCTCACTCTCCGGTACACATCAGCCAGAACTGCATCGCCGCCAGGAACAAAGGCTTCCATTCTGGCCTGGGTCATTCTCATATCGTGGAACCCATCCGTAAATCTAAGTTCATCTCTGTCTTCGTATAAAACAACTCTCTTTGCTCCCAGACAGCCCCAGGCTTTGACATTTACCGTCCGCTCCGTTCTCTTCATCACACATCTCCCTCCTTTGCAAATCTGCTGTTGAGGCTTTCCATGATTGCCTCCAGTCTCTTCGCTCCGATTCCCGGTGTCTCGCTGATTGCTTTCTGCACTTCCGTAATGTCAATCCCAGGAACCGACTTTCTGCCCTCTTCATATGCTGTCATATAAAGATTCTTACAGAACGATTCAAATTGCTGTCGATCCATTTTCTTGACTCTCTTGTAATCTTCTCTCCGGAGCAGATAACCTGCCCCGGTTGTCATGTTTTTTGCTTTGTTCATGCTCCTTCTCCTCTACTTTGCCAGCTTCTTCATAGTCTTAAAGAACTTCTTCATGCTCTTCATAAATTTCTTCATACTGCTTCGCCTCCTTTATGCAAATGGAATCCTGGCGTCAAACCAGCCGCCGTGTTTCTCAATCACTTGTTCAATCACTTCAACCGGCACATACGGGTACACTGCCTTTGTCGGTTCTGTCGGATCTTCAATATACGGCATCAACAACTCTTCTTTCTGGCTGGGATATCCGACTTCGCAAGCTGCATATTCTCCGCTTTCCAAATTCACCCGTGGCTCACAATACAATCCATCTCCAGCCTGGACACTCATTTCAAAACCGTCTTTGCAGAAGATATGAGGTCTCGGAGCCTGTGCAATCCCGCACACCAGCTTGTATGTCTCATGCAAAAAAGCCTGCACGCTATCCCGTTTCTTGAATTTCTCAACATCTACACACATGTGAGGAAAACAGTTTCCGCAATACTCCCAGATCTCTTTTCCTCTTACGGCGAATGTTGCATATGTGCCGCAGTTCTTCATTGTCTTCGGGTTGATTGCATGACTGTGCGGCTCTCCTACCTGGAAGTAATTACTTGTCATTGTCCGTGGTGGCAGGATATCCAGGAAGTAATCTGCTACTCCCTGGTCTACCATATCTCCCGGCTTACAATATTCATCCCAACTGTTGCAGCCGCTCTTGTGCCATCCTTCGATTGTCTTTAGCTCTTCTCTTGCCATTACTCATTCTCCTTTTCAAATTCTTCCATCGTTGGTCTTTTTCCATCCAGGTCATCCCAGGTATACGGCTTATGATTTTCGCTTTCCCATTGCGCTTTGTAGCAATCTCTGCATACGCAAAATCCGGAAAGCCATCTCATTTCTCCCCAGTATTCCGGCTTTTTACAGCGTCTGCATATTACTATGCGTTTATTCTCATCCATACTTAGCATCCCTCTCTTTCTCTGATTTCTGTCGAAGCCTTATCCAGAGCTTTCAGCATTACCGGTGACGCTTTCAGTTCTTCCCAAGTCAATCCTAAGCAATCCAGCGTATCCTCAAGATCTCCGGTGTATCCGTACTCGTGATTATCCAGTTCGTACTTGAACATCTGGTAAAGAAATCCTGTTCCATCTTCATCGGCCGCCTTTGCCGCCTCCATCTCAGCGTTGTGCCGGTCCAGTACCTCATGGAAATGCTTGTGATCTTTCTTCTGGATGAATCCACCGCCCGGAATCCGATAAATCTTATCCAGGTCTTTCTCCGGGTCAAGTCCCCATTTTCCCATCATTTCATCAAACTGCTTATCTGAGAATGCAAACCCCAACGGCAGCTCATTGAACTCTTTCTGCTGTCTGTCTCTTAACTCTCTATAGCTCTCCATCTTAACTTTCCTCCTCAAACTCTGCCATCTTGCTTCTGTCAAATTTCATTGCCGGATATTCGCAGTAACCGCTTCTCCGAGTACGCCCGGTTCTCTCCGCAAATCCGTTTTCTTCCAGAAGAGCTACCGCCCAAGGGCAATTATTGGTGTCAACATACGCCTCATCTTCTGCCAACGAATGGTCGCACAGACAGGTGGTTACTCTCGCAATAGGTCCATCCCATCTGTTATAAATTTCAACAGCAACGCTATTGTCTTCCACATACTTACCGACTCTTAACTTACAGTCCTTATACTCTGAATACTCTGTCTTAACATTCAAACTTGCCATATCAGTTCTCCTCTCTTCCCATTTCCTGGGATAACTGTTTTCTGATTTCCAACTCCGGTGCATCTTCTCTTTTTAATCTGCTCAGACACATTCCACTGTCATGTACCGTAAAATGAATATAACCTTCTGCACTCAATGTAATGCTTACCAGCTTTTCTGCCGTTCCATGCTGGCCTGCAATCTCCGTCAGCTTATCCAGTACCGGCATTACTTCCCTGCTCAGTTCCGCAAACTCTGCCTGTCTCACTTCATTTCCTCCTTTACTCTGGCGAACATATCAAAATCCTCGCACATATCGCATTCACTGCTGCTTAAAATATTCTGGCAAACCTGGCATTTCGGGTTTAACCGTCTGTAATAATCCGGATGATTCTTTTTCAAATCCTCAATCGTGAACAGTGCCACTTTCATATCCTGCATACATTATTCCTCATGCTTTCCCAGAACCTCATCTGCTTTTCTTAACAGCTCAAGACATCTATCATTCTCCTTTTTCAGCTCTTCTTTCTTCCGCTCCCTTTCTTTGTAAAACTCCTCATTTTTCAGCTCTTCTTCCCACCCATTGATGAACTGCCGTACTTCTCGGACATTATTAAATCCGCACTCATCCTCGTAATCATTTCTGGCAGTGAAGATAATGTACTTGTTGTCTCTGCGTTCATCATCAATAGCAACTCCAAAATACAACTCATCCCTCTTCTCTTCGTCAAGCGGCTCGAATCTTACATCATCATAGAGCGGACCGACCATCGGGCAGTTATTCTTGAACCATACTCTGTAGTTATCCAAGATGTAATTGCTCGTAACCCCTTTCAAGATACTCCAGATTTTCGCCAACCGGCCTGCCAGTGCTTTGTCACTGCAAAACCAGTCATACCAACCGGCCTCAATCTGGGTATTTCTGTCTTTTGCAAGGAAATCTCCCTTGCGGTATCTCTCACAAAACTCTCTCAGCGTCATGTCCGCCATCTCTATTCCTCCTCGTAATCTTCGTAATCAATATCTGCATACTCACAGATACCTTCATAGCTCGTGCCGTTCTCATACATATTTTTCAATGATGCTCCAAATATTGTGCCATCCCACTGTCTGATTTTGCTTTCAATCTCTTCATTCAGCCGGGCATTGCTTCTGTCTGCCATACTCTCACTCCTCTCCTACATTTCCAGATGCTCAATTTTAATGGCTTCGTCTACTGCATCTGCTCCGTATCTTTTTTTCAGATAAGAAACTGCTACATCCCACTCATGCGGATTGTTGACCGTCTCAAATAATTTCTTAGCCTCTGTAATGCACTGTTCCACTACCAGGTCTCCTTTCGCAACTCTGATGATTCGCTTTCTCAGCTCCTCCACCTGTCTCTGTGCCTGTGCCATTGCCCGGTCAAGCGTCTCTGCATAGTTCGCAGCCTCCATCATATTCTTGATGATTGGCATTCCAAAGACCTTATACAACTCTGCTATCTGTTCCTTACCCTCTACCTCGCTGATGGACGGATGCCATGTATACACATGCTCCACGATGGAATAATCTTTCTGGCTTATCTCAGCCCCAATTCTCTTTTGAAATTCCTGTTTTGTCATACCTTCTACGCCTCCTCAACTTTCTTGTAATCTTCCAGGATGCTCAACAGCGTCCCTTTTCCAATTCTGAACTTCTGCTTGTGCCCGCATCTGGTTCCCATATAATTGACAACCGTTCTTTCTGGAAGCTCATGCTTTATGTACTGGATTATGTAATAATGACCATCTCCATGATGAACAACGTCTATGTATTTGTGCTCATTCCGGATATTCTGGTATGTAGCCTTTTCAGTTCTGTTTGCTTTTGATCTCTTTGCCATATTCTTCGTTCCTTTGAATTATTACTTCGATTTTGCGAATCTTGCAGGTAAAAAAATAAGCCTACTTCCAACAAAGCTCTCTTACTTTGTCTGCTCGGCTACCAAATCCATACTTTTCAAGCATCTCCAAATCTGCTTTCACTGCCTCATCTTCCAACGTGCATCCACAATCACTCAAAGAATACAGCTCATCTACGATTTCATCAGCAATGCTTTCTTCTCCAGCTTCCAGGGCTTTTTCAATGAACACCCACAGCATCTTCTGTGCTGCATCCCATTCCGGATAACCAAATTCATTTTTATCTCTTTCACTTAACAGGCTCCTGTATATTACTAATGCGTTCATCTTGACTGCCTCCGTTTGTATCGTGTATTTGTTTTGTTATTTTGTAACTTTATTATACTTCGATAACTCGAACGTGTCAAGTGTTTTACTTCTATTTTTCAATTATTTTTACCAGGGCGATTTCATATCCCAACGCACTTACGATTTTCTCCAACGTGTCACAGCGAATACCGCATTTGCTTCTGGAAATAATCTGGTTCGCATACTGTCTGCTCACCCCGATTTTCTTTGCCAGGTCCACTGGTCGCAACTCCTCAACTTCCAGAACCTTTTTTATCAGCTCGTTGCAGTCAGTTCCTCTAATTTCTTCCATCCTCTACCTCTCTTTCAATCCAATCAGCAACTATCATTCCGCAGTTATCAGCTATCTGATACAGAATCTCCGTATCATCCCAGGTGTAATTGTTCAGAAAATCTGCCAGGCTCTCCCACCCCATTCTCTTCACAATCCGCTTCGCATCGTTCTTTTTAATCTCGAACCAGGTCAAGTGTTCATCCTTAAATCTGACGTCCCGGCATCTGTCCTGTACATAGGTTTCAAGAATCAGTCTTCCAAACATTTCCTACTCCTCCTCAAACAGCTTGCTTGCTTTCTGGGCCAGCATCTCATTTCTTCCGGATTTATCATCAAATATCCGGTGGCACTCCTCCAACAGCTTGTCTACTCTTTCCTGGGTTACTTCCAGGCCTGTACTCCGGATTGCTTCTTCCAGGTCTTCCAGATACCAATCTTCCCTGTACCAGATAGCGTTTGCCCTGCGGTAAATCTCATCAATTATCTTCTGTCGATTTTCCTCGGTTGCCTCCAACAGCCACTCAAAATTCAGTTTCCCATCCTTGGTTGTCGGATTGTACTTTCCGGAACATCTGCCCTGCCGGTCCGTTACATAGGTCTGAACGCCCCACCACGTTTCCGGTTCTTTATCTATGAATCCCTTTCTCTTCCACATTGCCGGAAGTGAATGCTTTCCATGCGTGTTTTCGTTCTTTCGGAACTCTACTACAATTTCCTCTCCCAACGCATTTCTGTCTGCGAAGGTAAACCACCAAACCGGCGGTACTGTATGCTCACACTGATATATTTTTCTCATTTTCCTGCTCCTTTCGCTAATGATTCAGCAATCGCCTCCATCATACTCTGCGATAATTCCAGATACTGCTCTACGATATAGAATTTAGCACTCTGCCCGTTCTCATCCCATATTTCAAAATACCGGAATCCCCGTTCTTCCTCGGCTTTATCCTCCTGCACCTTCACATACTCTCGTGCCTTACTCTCAACGATTTCATCCAGTTTCTTCATGACCGACTCCGGGTCAATCGACACATCCACCACTGCACACCCATTTGTAAATTCGTTCTCCCAGAACCCATGCAGGACATACACTACAATTTTCTTTTCCTCCATCCCGGCGTCCTCCTATCCGTAAATAATATCATCGAATATCGCATACTGGATAATCATGTCTGCCACCGTCGAATCTACCATGCAACAATCCAATTCATAGACTCCTTTGCTGCATCCTACAGAGTCTTCCGCATCCACCAGGATATTGTACGGCTTGTCTTCATCCTCCAGATACTGTTTTACTCCGCTGAGCAACTTTTCCTTGTTCAGTTCTCTCTTCTTGCCATCCACCGAATCATGCAATACCAGGACTCCTCCTCTGCTGATCTGCTCCGATGCAAATTCTCCGAGATACTTTCCTTTGACTTCTGCTCGCCTGCACCAGTAGCAAATACCGCCCTCCAGTGCCGTTGTAACAATATCATCAATATCCTCTGTGCTGATTCGTACGCTTATCTCAGCCTTGATTTCCTCATACTCTTTTCCCATCAGTCTTCCTCCTCATATCCTACTCTCTCTACATAGTTTACGCTGTCCGGTTCGCATTCAAATTCCGGACACAAGGACCGCCATAACTCCTCCAGCTCATTTATGCCATTTGCGGTCAGCTCTGTTTCATCGCCATCATTGAAGCCGATTCTGTATACGCTCGGCTGCTTACCTTTTCTGACAATTCCTTTGCCCGCTCTTCTCAAATTCATTATTCCTTGTCCTCCACTCCGGCAAACTCCAAAATTTTCTCTCTGGCAAATCCCTCAATCACTTCCAGGTAATTTCCCGGCCACACATCCTTGTTCGGCTCGTAGGTTTCTGTGAACTCATTCGCCCAGTCCACAAATTTCTGTTTCCAAGTTATGCTATCAATGTCTGTCAGTACCTCGAACAGATACTCGCTCTCGCCTTTGAGCTGTTCCAGCATCATAGCAATCTCCATCAGATTTTCCGTCTGCTCGTTATATTCCAGCATCACGCCACCTCCTACTCTGTTCTTACTAAGCCGCCATTTGCAGGTGCAATTCCAATGCTTCCAAGTTCGGAACAATCCGGAGCGTCCAAATTTGCCACATACGCAAGTGGAACTCTTCCTTCCAGGTCTTCTCTATCCAGTTCCCACTCCTCATCCTCTGCACTGACATACAACAATGCCAGGCATCTTCCAAACACCATATTGCTCAATATTGCAGCGTATACAATACCGCCACTTTCTTCTTCCCAGTCGGCAACAGCTTTCTTCTCCTCATCGTTCAAATCGTACAGAATACCTGCCGTCTCAGATTTAAGGACCGTTCCCTGCTTTCTGAATTTTGTGATTACCTGCGGCATCATTCCCAGGCGGCACATACGACCAACCGCTTCTTCTACCATTTTTGCTCTGTCCTGCTGATTCTTTGCATCCATTATTTCTTATCCTCCATTTTCTTCTCTAAATCTTCCAGTCCGAGTGTTGCATTTACGAATGCCAGCGCACATGCGGCTCCGATACATTCTCTGATTCCGGTTGAAACTCCGACAATCAAACACACCAGCATAGCCAGTGAAAACATTCTTCTGCTTTTCTTCATTTACTTTCTGCCTCCTCTGTGATAAACTTGGTAGCACGAGGAGAACTTGTCTCCCCGGCTACCGAGCTGTTTTTCAGAACATTACTTGAACCAGGTCAAAACTGCCGTAACAACTGCTATCAGCATTGTTACTATGGAAATTACGATATGTGTCCAGCATTCATAAATTTCAATTTTGGTCTTCTTCAACTGCTCTGAAAGCAGCTCTTCTTCTTTTTCTTCAATCCTGCGTTTTCTTTTTCCCAACGGGCAATTCCTCCTTTCTCATTTGTTCTGTCCTCTGCATTCCTACGGGGTTGGAACCGTCTGACAAGCATATGTACTATTCCATCAACCTTGCCGCCTGCATTACTTTGTATCGTGTATTTGTTTTGTTATTTTGTAACTTTATTATACTTCGATAACTCGAACGTGTCAAGTGTTTTGCTTCTATTTTTCAATTATTTTTCGAGCTGTCGAATTAGTGTGTGTAGCATCTTTGCAACGCAAAGTGCTATTCTTTTTTATCTCTTTATCTATCTTTATCTCTATCTCTTACTCTATCTCTAATTATGGTGTAGAAATCATGTAAGAAATCTTACAAGGTTTTATATATAGGAAATGTTTTTTTACTTCGATTTTTCGACTTATTCACATTATCAACATTCTTCCTGTGGATAACTTCGGAACTCAGATTGAACTTTGCAGAACCGCATTTTCAGCATATATGGCTATAGCATCGTACACGCTTCTATACCGACTTTTAGCTCTTAGGCATAAGTTAGTATCTAAAAACGTCTATCGTTACTCAGGCACATTTCGTCAATTTTTGATGGGAATTTTTGTGAATTTTGTATATTGATTTATTCTGCGGACTTGCTCCGCAATAAAAAAGAAGCCCCGGCGTGATACCGGGGCAATGTGACATATTTTCCTTTTTTGACCATAAGAGGTGTGTTTAATTTTCTTAGTTCCTTGCCTTAAAGGCATTATTTGATGTATACCTTGCCATCGTAATAAGCAGCCATCCAACCGCTCGGTGCTTTCATCCAGATATCGTTTCCGACATTCCGGACTGCCTGGCATGTTACAACTGTTCCTGCATCCAGGCAGCCATCATTGTCCTTATCGTGTTTCTGGCCGTCAGCCGTCAACTGCGAATGTTTCTTTGCGCTGTAGTTTGTTCCTGGACCTGTACGAACTTTCAGTTCTACCTGCAAAGTGTACTCATGTCCAGCAGTGTAAGACGGAGTGTTCTTCTTTTCCGGAACACTGGCTGCTGTCTTTCCGTTGTAAGCAGAAACCAGCTTACTCTTAGATACCGGTCCGTACTTGCCGTCCTGCTCCAAACCGTAAAATGCCTGGAACGCAAGCAGAGCTTTCTCTGTGTCTCCGCCAAAAGAACCGTCTACTCCGGAACTTCCGCAGGAGAATCCGCAACCGATCAGCATTTTCTGCATTTCTTTTACTGCGTCCCCGGAATCGCCTTTCTGAAGATAATTTCTCACATTAACCGTTCCGGATGCAGATGCTGTCACTCCGGTGTAACGGTACACATGAATCCACGGCTTATTGTAATAGCTGCGGATGCAGATTTCTCTACCGGTCTGATCTCCAGACTTTCCTCCTGTGACCGTTCCTTTCTCGTTGATACTTGCGTGCACCAGTTTACCATTTCCGCAGTAGAATGCTGTGTGTCCATTTCCGAGCAGGACATCTCCACGGATCATTCCGCTACCGGTTGCCAGATCCACGGATTTTACAACATCCTTGAATCCGATTTTTGGCAGAACCTCCGGCATGTTGCCTGTATAGGTTGCTCCGCTTGACTTTGCCGGGATTCCGGCCTCTTCCAAACATCTGATTACCAGCCCGGAACAATCGTAATTCGGATTGCCCCAACGGTCTACCTGGTCGTAACCATGTGAATCGTCCAGGGCGATTGCCTCTGCTCTTGCTACTGCATTTTCAATTTTGCTCACTTTGTTTTCCTCCTTCTTCTGATTCTGGTAAATCTTTAAATACTGCTCCCCGTAAGAAGCCCTTGTTTTCTTCACTGCCGAACCTACATTCGACGGAGCCTCGAACTTGACTAAGAAGATATCGGACGCTTCCTGCACTGAGGTTGCGGTCTGCAATACCTTCCAGACACTCTTATAGCTCGTCTTCAATTCACTCAGCATGTACTCTGTCTGCGTCTTCGCATCTCCGATGGACACTCCTCTGGACTTAACCAGATCGTAAAGGCCGGCCTTTCTTCCGGCAGATGTCCACTGGCAGAATCCGTAACCGTACTGCCTGGAATCTCCCAACGGATGCAGGAATAACGCTCTCGTTATCTTTCCGGAGTCTACTGCTTCCGTGTAGGTATCGTCCGTGTATTTATAGTTCAATTTCTTCTCACAGAGATTTTCCAGATTCCGGGGATTCGCTCTGGATTCTGCGTAAATATTCCCCATAGCCGCACATGCACCATATATCGTGCAACCGGCAGCCATCAAAGCGTCAAACAAAATATCTGTGTATGTATTCCGTTCTATTGCCATTTGTAAATTCTCCTTCATTCACAAAAAAGGGGCAGGGATTTCTCCCCACCCGGTCATAAGTATGTGTCCTCTTCTGGGTCCATCTCATCATCATCTTTCGGATGCAACTGTCCCATCTTGTCCATCAGCAAAAATGTCAACGGAACGAACACCGCAAACAAAATTACCAACGGCCAGAAGATTCCTGCCATCAGCAACAGCACTATCACAAGCGGATAATTCGGCTTGCTTGGCTCATAGTACATGCCATTGTCCTGGCAGTACAGCTCTTCGTCTTCATCTTCCATCCGGCACAATGTCCGAATGCCCCAGATGTAGACCGGCTGACACAGCAAAATCCCCAAAAGGTACACCAATAGGATTTTTAAGCCCATAGCTACTCTCTCCCTTCTCCGATCAGTTCTGAGAGCCATTTACCTTTCCATCGTCCAAAAGGTCCTTAACTTCCTTGAACCACCAGTCAATAATTTTCAGCAGCACCTCTTCGGACATGATTACCTGCAACCACTTAGGCAGCAATCCTCTTGCCTGCTGTACTACCCATTTCAGTTTCTTTTCTCCCTGGCCGGACTCTTTGTAGATATGTTCAGCGTGCAGGAACAGCTTGTACACCTCTTTCCGGATGCCATCCAGTCCCTTCGCTTTCGCATACTGATATACGACCACTGCTGTCACAACGACCAACACTGCGATCACCAGAATCAGAACCGGAATCGGCACCTGGCTTAAAAAATTCAATAATTCCATAGAATCAATCCTCCTGTTATACTTTGTAATCTCTTGATAGTTCCCTGTAGCGTTTTTAATTGTTTGAATGGGGAAATTATTGCCTAAACGCTATAAAGGCGAATATCGGGCAAATATAGCCTTCTATTTCATTCCCCTGTGATATGGTTCACTCCCTGCCTTGTCAGAAAATTCTCCAGATCATGTTTCTGCTCCAGCTCATAATTTAATGCAGCGTGCATATCTCCGTTGCACTTCGCATCCGGAATCCTCTGCACCGCCTTTGCTGTAGCTTCTGACAAACAAAGAGAACCGTCCAGAGCTTTCAGCATCATGTACTGGAGCTTTTCACGGTTCTCTTCTTTCTCATCCTGTTCTCTCTGCCTGCATGCCCGTTCGTTCTTTTCGACTTCCGCCCGTTCTTGAATTCGCTTCTCCAACAACCAGAAACAAAATGCCACGATTGCGGACGGGATACCGGCAGCTATCAATAATTCCATTGGTATCTCCTTCCTGCTATTTCAGATTTTCGGAACTAATCTACCTTTTCGGCTGCGCTCGTATCCGCATAGGCTGTCCCTCCTCTACTCTCAAATGTTATCTCATCATCGTCACAGTCTGCATACTTCCGGCACGCATACTCAACAATGTCAAGATCTGCCTCTATTTCTTCCAGGCTCTTTGTCGGTGTTCCCTTGACCAGAAATACCAGGTCATAGATTGCCGACCAGAGCTTTGAAATAATCTGTAGCTTTGTCATTTTCTTTTTCTTCTCTCTTCCTTCTTCTGGAATAGGTGGTAATGTGGTTTCTCTTCTCCGAAAAATACCCACCGGATATAATCATCCAGGAAAATTCCTAATGCCGACAGGAAAAACCATAACGCTGTGAACTGAGGGCATATCTGACCGAGAATGTTTCCCGGCATGTTGCTGTAGTCCCACATATGCAGACCAAGCCACACGTTCAGAACCAGTCCGAACAGAAATTCTATTGCCGTGATTCCTGCCGACGCAATCAACTGTTGCAGAACTAGTGGCATACACCGGTTTTTCTCATTGATCGCACCGCAAATAACGAAGCACAGACCTCCGCAGACTACCATTGCCGGGAATGAATAACCCCGAAAAATTATCTCCAGCAAATAATAAATGCTCCCTCCGAAAAGAAAGAGCATTGGATATTTGATTATGCTTTTCATTACGAGATACCTCCGGATGCCAGAATCTTCATGTAATCTTTCAGAACCTCGTTCTGGAACTCTTCCGGGATTTCAGCTCCCCACTGGATCTGCTCCAGATCACTTGCTTTCTCTGCTGACTTAATCCACATATTGACCGCATTGCAGTAGGTCGTGTTGTAAGACACGAAAAACATTGCCCGTTCTACGATATTCTGCATGTCTGCCGCAGAGAAATACTTACAAGGATGTCCGTCCTCATGGTATTCCAGTTTTTCCTCTCCAGCCAGTAACTGCATTTTCTTCCCAAAAAGATTCAACTGATCCTTTTCTGTCAAACTGAAATGCTCCACTCCGGAAGATGTACTCACATCTACTCCGGCGTAAATCGTCTCCTCACATGCAGATGCGATTTCCCGGTATTTCGCTTTTCTGGCATCCTCAAGGCTCAGATTTTCTACACTGGATGGATCTGGTACTTCCTCCGCTTTCTTGAGCCAGTAGTCAAAATCGGCTTCGATCTCTTTCTCGGTTACTTCTCCGTTGTAGTGGAACTGCACTTCGTCACATTCCCAGACTTTGTATTTACTTTTCTTTCCATCTTGGATCTCTTCTCTCTCCACCAGCTCGATGCTCTGTCTCAGAATCACATCTGTACCAGAAAACACCGGATAGATCTCAATCTTCGATGGCTGCGATAAGTAAGATTCTCTTCTCATTTTCAACTTCCTTTCCGTGCTTACTTGCACTGTATGAACACATTTTGAATAATGCATCAAAATTGTATTTCTCCCGGAACTTTTGGCTATTGCTATGCTCAACCCATCCTTTATAGGCTGCAATTTTGCAAGCCCTCCACCACGGGACAAATCCTCTTTCTACAAAATCCATCCAGGCACGTATCACTTGCCTCCGGATTCTCCGAAATACTCTGCCACGAATGATCGTGTATTTTCTCCGGACAACATAGCCCATCATGTCAACTCCTGGAGTTCTTTTCTTACTGCCTTTCTTTCTCTCTTCGTAGTTCTCCTTCTCTTCATCAAACGATGCCACTTGGTAGAACTGCCAGATATCCTTGATTTTCAATCCGAACTTATCATGTGCCCAGACCGTGGCTTTCTTCATTGCTTTTCTCAGCTTCGAGATATCGCCGTAGATCGTGAAATCATCCGCATAACATACAACCGCATAGACAAGCCTGTTCCGCTTTCCTCTGCGTATCTGTGCCTGCTGATAGATGTATCTCAGAACATAGCTCATAACGTAATTAAACAGCCATGCCGGAAGATATCCGCCAATACACAAATGGTTCCCAGGATAATTGCTCATAAGAGCACCCAGGAACCATAGCAGCACTTTATTTTTGCCGATGTCTCTTCTCAACATCTCCATCACGATATCCACCGTTACCGATGGATAGGCTTTCGTTACATCTCCTTTGATTGCTACAACCTTGCCGTGGAATTTCTTTCTCAGAAGTCTTTCAATCTTCCTCTTTCCAGCAACTCCGCCTTTCTTCGGGATGCTCCCATACTGGATCGGCAGAATCTTTGCCCTGAAAAGAGGTTTCAAAGCAAAGACAGCGATATACTCAAACACCTGCTGTTCCGGAGATTCCTGGCAGATGTCTCTTAGTTTCTGCGTCAGCCCATCCACCCTTTGAAATTGGCGAATCGGCTTTAATTGCAGATCACGGTCAACGATACGCTGTGTCAGCATCTTCGCAACTTCGCTCTCAGCCTCCAGGGTTCTCTTGAAATCCTGGTTCAGCCGGTCTTCTGCAATCTGACGCTTCGTGATCTTTCCGGTCTTGCATAGCAGACGTTGGAAATCGTTTCTTCCACGCTTATTCCGGAAACATTCTATTACGGCAACCTCGTTGAATTTCCAGTCCTCAACATTCACGGTTGCCGGTTTGCAATAGGTTTTCATCAAACCTCCTTAATCTTCATCTGGTTACTTCCGTGACTTTCCCCGTAGGTACTAGCCTCGTTGGTTTCAAGTTATTTTCGCACATAAGCGA